CCGCAGAGCTTTTGGCAACCCCGCGAAATATAGCCATGTTAGTCGCCAATTCGGTGCTCATAGCTAGGCGCCTGGTCTGCGCCTTCAGTCGACCCAGAGGCCAGGACATCTTGTATGTCTGTGGTTTCAAACCTCTGCACTCGGGCCCCGGGTGTGGAGTCGCTATGTCTTCACCAGGGCATAGGGGCGTTGTATGCGCTAGAGAGAGAGGCCAGTTCGGAAGCACACTCAGGCACCACCATGCTAGAGATACCGTCCGAAAGGCCGTCGGTGGTACGGGGGATTGGGGACCACCTCAATCCGACTGTCCGTGCGAGGGGACCTGGTAGGTTGACACCGCCAGGACGCATGTGCCGCTCTGATAACAAGGAGTAGGTAGAGGTACCATAACACCCACAGGTGCCGGGCTTAGGCCCTGAGACCATTGGTCTGCGTGGGTGGGAGGGTACCCCCCGAGTGTACAGACTGCGAACCGTTAACTCCCCTGAAATGGGTTTTATCTCTAGGAACAGTCGGTCTTGCTCTATTGGTACGAGCAAGATGGCAACCGCAGAGCTTTTGGCAACCCCGCGTTGCCCTTGTGGATCTATTTGATCCAGAAAAACTTTGCATCTCTCGGACACTCACGAATTCGGTGTCTTTTACGCTCAGAGCTCGCGAGGCGCATAGACGTCCTAGCTCAACAACCTCCTCGTCCTTCATGGACGCTTCGACCGCCCCAGACGGGCGGACCCACGCCTCCCATGCTGCTGGGATAATTGCAGCCCCCTGTGCGGTGGACCCCGCTACTCGGTCTACCGCCAGTAGGCATTATAGTTCCACGGTGAACACGTGGACGACTGTCAACGGTGCTCGGGACGTTAAGCGTTCCACAATCGAGTACCGGGTAATGCCTGAGGCCGGCACGACGGCTGACAAGATGGCTCTTCTAAACGAAGAGCCGTTCATCATCAACGGGGCCTACCCCGTTCCCGAGACTATGCGCGGCTTATTCAGCCGCTACGAGGCTCGGTACACGGCCTTTCAGGCCACACACCTGTCTGCGGACCTCGCAGGCTTGGTTGAGAGGATAGCCACTGGGCTATCTCTCAGTTCTTGGGATGCGACGGTTACGTCGCTGACATTAACAGGGGGTGCAGACCCAAGACTGCACTCACTTGCCACGATGGGTACACCATCGTGCAGCCTGATCGACGCGGTGTTCATACCGCGTAACACGCCCTCGTTATTAAACGGGGACGTTTTTAGCGTGATGACTCACGCTGCCGTAGGTTGTGGGGCCACCGTGGTCTCCGACCTCTTCCTCCTCAACGCGAGGATGGAGCCTACATGCTCCGTAGTCCCCGCGCATGAGTTTCCCTTCGCCGCGATCGGCGCCCTTCGGGTGCTTGCGAACAACATGATCGCGGCGAACGAAGGGCCCCTGTTCGCACTCGCCCTAACCCGAGGGCTACATCGGGGCGTAGTCGTCCGGGCAACGGACAGGCAGGGCTACGCGACCCGCCACCTCCTCAAGGCGGGTCGATTTTCGATCCCCCACGGCGGGATTTCTGCCGAGGTGCCAGCAGTCTTCACTGGCTTACCTCATATGCGTGCGGCCGACGGTACATCCGTCGCGGCGTACGTTGATGGACTGGCGCTGGCCACTGCAGCGCTCGTCTCTGTCTCTGACCCAGGGACAGTGGTCGACGGGACTTGGTTCCCGACGACTGTTACAACTCGGGCCACGGCTTTCACTGAGCCGGGCTTGAGTGACGCACATGGAGCGGCAAACACCGCGTCTGTGTGGCAAGCAATCGTGAGGGTGGCACCGACCTTCACGGACAACTACACCCTGGCCCTCGCCAGGTTCTTCGGTTGCGGTGACGGCGTTGAGCTCGCTCAGCGTTGTTTTGGTCTGGCGGCGTCAATAGCCGCAGACCTTCCATTTGGGTCACGAGCCGCGGTCGTGAGCCCCTGGTTCTGGGTAGAACCAACATCCCTTATCCCGGTTGGGATACTAGAGGGTCCGGCTGCCCAGAACAGAAACGGCCCTTTGGCCACCCCTGGTCAACTAGCGGATTTTCCGCTTTTTGATCAGTTTGAGCTGGACGGACCTCCAGACTGTGACTTGACCACAGCCCGAGTCCGTATCGACTCGTCCCGACGATGCGGCTTCTTGCTGCACTTCGGTCAGACTCAAGCCGCACTCGACGCGGTCCGGGTCACCCAGCTGGACGTAGCTCGTCCAGTCAACGTGAGAGCTGTTGAGCCGGCAGCCTCAGTGTACACTAGGCTCATGCGAGGAGACTCAATCTCCTCGTATTTCACTAGCGAGGGGCTCGCGATCCCAACCCCTCGCAACTGGCTGAACCCTGGCGGTGCAGTCGGTGTTGAATTGGAACACGCCGCCCGGAATGGGCGCTTCCGTGATCCAACCCCGCTCCCTGATGAGTTCGAACTCGAAGGGAGCAGGGTCCACATCTCTGTGGGGAGGCCGGCCGGCTTCACCGCAGTAGGTGCCGGCGGAACACCCCGCCGGAATAATCTCGCTGATGGAGTCACCATCAGCGCGCGTGCCTTCATGGGCCGGCCACAGAGGGGCATCCCCTCACGCGGTGTGGCATTTATGGGTCTTGCACCCAGTGCCGCCCCGCGGCCATTCTATGATCGGGAGGTCGTGAACCCCGATCCGCCCATGCAACCACGCCCACCGCCGACAACATCGGTGGTGGAGGGCATCACGAACGAGCAGCCACCCGAGGTGGCGCTCGGCCCCCGACCCACTCCAGCGACCCACTTAGGGACCACGTCTGGACCCCGCGCCCCCGCAGCCGCTCTCACTGGCGGAGGGAGTGGCGGTAGAGGGCAGGCTCCGGCCCCAGCTCAGGCTGGGGCGCCTGTCATACCGGCAGCAACAGGTGGAGGACCGACTCCATCGCCTCAGGGACCTATTTAATGAATAGGTTCCAGGAGCGTGCTGAGGCCTTAGGCCCGTTAGGTTTGGATCTCCTTGCAATCATCCAAATCAACGCGAAGTGGATTGCAAATCGTTACCGTGGATCAACAACCCAGTGCGGCATCGAATTCGAAGGTTCTCTGCCGGGCTACAATCGAATCCATCCGTTACTGGGACCTGCGGTGAGCTGCATCGCCCTCCCTTTCCCCCTACACGTTAGGGGGGACAACGATGCGGTATGGAAGTTGGTCCACTTGGCTCTTCCTCTCGGACCGGCGGCACCTCTGGCCCCGTCGTCACACCCGACCCTGTCACCCTTTGTACGACGCTCCAAGAACATCAACTCGGAGTTGCAGTACGTGGGGACCCTTGCAGGTGTTTCGCGCGATTTCCGGCGCGCGTGCCACCCAATAAAATCCGCTCCAGCAGCGGACGTCAAGGCGAACCTTAGGACTGGCGGGCTCTGTCGTGCATTCAGTCGTCTATACTCTGAAAATTCTCTTGGACGACTTTTTGCACTAACTGCCGGAACAGTGTCCGATGATCAGTTCCAGATGATCATGATTTACGGACACTCATTATACAGCCACCTGGGCTGGAATGGCTTCCGGTTCGCTCACGCTATGGTGACGAACCCCGAGCGCGCAAAAGGACTCTCAACCGTCCTCAAAGCGCTCGGATGGAATGCCACCCAGCTCGGCTCCTATTTCACTGAAGGTACAACTCTGCTCGGCAAGGGAGTTGGGGCAGTGGACTGGGAGAAGGAGATTGGTTACCGTACGGACCCCGAACTTGTCCGTCCGAAGCTCGTCATCGCCCACGATGATGAGATACGCATGCATGTCAGGGCGATCATAGACATGGAACTCGACGGAGATTGTAACCTCCCTACCGTCGCAGATTTTTGGTCGTCTCGCTGGGCATGGTGCGTCAATGGTTCCCAAACCGCCAAGTCGAATGAGTTACTTGACATCGACTTGGCCTCCTACGGTACACACGATCGCTTCTACCGTAGAATGGCAGCCGAGGCAGTCTCAGCCGCTCCTTTTGAAGACTGGGACGGGACAACTTTCGTGTCCCCCAGCTCCAAGGTTGAGGCTGGTAAAACTCGCGCCATCTTCGCTTGTGACACCCGGTCATACTTTGGTTTCTCGTATATCCTAAACCAAGTACAGAAAGACTGGAAGAACAAGCGCGTCCTACTCGACCCCGGAAAGGGTGGGACACTGGGAATCTCTCGACGGATCCGGGGTGCGATGAGCAGACCTGGCATCAACCTGATGTTGGACTACGATGACTTCAACTCGCAACACAGCACAAGATCAATGCAAATCGTGTTCGAGGAAATCTGCTCAAAGTACAACGCCCCCCCTGAGTACACGGCACAGCTCGTGTCGTCATTCGAAAAGACTTACATCATGGACAACCAGACCGGAGAAGCTCGACAAGTTGCCGGTACCTTGATGTCTGGTCACAGGGGGACAACGTTTGTTAACAGCGTCCTTAATGCCGCTTATTTAAGGATGGGCGCTGGTGCATCGTGGTTCGATCATGGAATATCCCTCCACACTGGCGACGACGTATATGTCAGAGCGTCGTCCCTCAAAGAGTGTGGGGATATCCTAGACGGTGTAAAGCGTGTAGGGTGCAGGGTTAACCCTACGAAACAATCAATCGGTTATTTCAACGCAGAATTCCTACGTTGTGCCTATAACCAAGGGGACGCTACTGGATACATCTGCAGGAGTATCTCGTCTCTGGTCAACGGTAACTGGACAAACGACAAGAGCCTTGGTCCGCTCGAGGCTCTTACCACGCTTATCGTATCCTGCAGAGCGGTGAAAAACAGAGGTCGCACCAATTCGATTGGTCCTCTGATCAGCTCAGCAGTTAGATTCAACTCTAACTGCTCACCTCGTGTCTTAGGTGACATCCTCGATGGCTTCATCAGCCTCGAAGGCCAACCGTGCTTCAACCGGGATCAATTCGTCCGCACGGTACGAGTCCGCAACGACGGAGGCTTAAGCCCTCCTCCGTCTGACAAGTGGCCCTTAATGGCAACTCGGGCTTACCTCAACACGCATGTCTCTTCTGTGGAGAGCCGTGCTTTGGAACTCGCTAAAGTGGATCCAACCCCCCTTATGGCTGCCTCGTCTTATAGTAAAGGGCAAGTCGTTAAGGATGAGGGTGTCCGATCTCCTCTAGTGCTGGTACAAGGCAGGGCTGAACGATCAGAGAGCATCGCTGTAGCAGAGCACATCTTTACGAATAAGGTAGAGGGTGGTGCACTATCTGCGTACCCAATGATAATGTTAATTCGAAATCGTCTCAGCACCCGAGACATTCGAGAACTATTGGGTAGTTTGGGTGTACCTACTTCCTTCGGCCACGAGCGGGAGATCGCCTTCGGCGAGGTCGCAATGTCCAGAAATTTCCTTTCTGCATTGCCCCTCTCCGACGCGGCTTCGCTCCAGGCGCGCACTTCGGCAGGCAATATTGTTGCCCTCAGCCCAATCTACATGTAAGCGCGCGGTCGAACGAACAATACTACGCATGCCCC